AAGAACATCGTGGAAAACAAGCTGCCTGGCGAAAACGGCGGCGGCGATGCCGTCACCCGTGAATCTCTGCTGAAAATGCCCTATGCGGAGCGCATGAAGGTTTACACCGAAAACCCGGATGCGTACAAGGCCGCAATGGGCAAGTGACAAGAAAGGAATAGGTGAAAACTATGGCTGTTACGATGATGAGCAACATGATTAACCCCGAAGTCATGGGCGACATGATCAATGCGAAGATTGAAGCCCTGGCGAAGATCACCCCGTATGCGAAGGTGGACACCAGCCTTCAGGGCGTGCCGGGCGACACGAAGACGGTGCCCAGCTGGAACTACATCGGCGATGCCGAGGATGTGGCCGAGGGCAACGAAGTCGGCCTGACCCAGATGACGGCGGCTTCCACCACCTTCACCATCAAAAAGGCGATGAAGGCCGTGGGCATCACGCAGGAAGCCGTCAATTCCGGCCTGGGCAACCCCATCGGCCAGGCTGAAAGCCAGCTGGCCAAGGCAATTGTGGGCAAGGTGGACAACGACGTGCTGGCCGCTGCGCTGACCGCTTCCACCGTGGTGGGCGACGGCACTGCCGTAATCGGCTATGACACCATCGTGGACGCCGTGACCAAGTTCGAGGACGAGGAAGACGGCGTGGAAAAAGTGATGTTCATCAGCCCCAAGCAGGAAGCGACGCTGCTCAAAGACCCGGACTTCATCAGCGCGGACAAGTTCCAGGCGGGTGTGGCCGTGAACGGCTCCATCGGCAAGATTGCGGGCTGCTGGATCAAGAAGAGCAACAAGATCAAGGCGAAGGCCAACGTGTTCACCTGCCCCATCATCAAGCTGGAGCCGGATTCTGCGGAAACCGAGTACACCGAGGATGAGCTTCCGGCGCTGACGATCTTCCTGAAGAAGGACACGACGGTAGACGCCGAGTGGTTCCCGAAGAAGCAGCAGACCGACATCACGGCATGCAAGTATTACGGCGTGGCGCTGACCAACAATGCGAAGGTCGTTCTGGCCAAGTTCAAGGACGCGACTTCTGCCTGAGAAGGGTGATGAACCATGATCATGACCGCTGAAGAACTGCGGCGGTATATGGACACGGACGAAGAAGACCAGGCGCTGGAAGCCAGGCTTTCAGCGCTTGAACTTCTCATCCGCGCCTATACGCACAACAACTTCCAGCAGCGAAGCGTTCGGCGCATGGCCGACATCTACGGCGACACCATCATCATGGCATCTTCCCAGCCGTTCAATACGGGCGACACGGTGCAAATCACATCTTCTGACTACAACGACGGTCTGTTCACGGTGACGGCAGCGGATGATACCACCATCACCGTGAATGGGCTTGCACATGATGAAGACGATGTGATGGTGACGAAGATCGTATACCCGATGGACATCAAGATGGGCGTCGTGAACCTGATGAAGTGGGAACTGGATCGGCGCGAAAAGGTTGGCGTTTCCTCCGAAACGATTTCCCGTCATTCCGTGACATACGAAAGCATGACGGATGAAAACTCCGTTATGGGCTATCCCAAGATGCTGATGGGCTTCCTTCGCCCCTACATGCGCGCACGGTTTGGCCAGGGGGTGAACGCATGAATGGCATCGGCGGCAATACGATGGCCGCATTCCAGGTGAAGGAATTTGACCGGGACGAAAACGGACACTACATCCGCAACGACATCGGCGAAATCGTGATGACCTGGAAGGACGTGCAGACTATCCGTGGCTGGCTTGACCTGGCCAGCGGCGATTCCAGAACCACCCCATTCTATGCCAAGATTCAGGAGAGCACGCACATCTTCATCAGCGATTATGCGGCGCTTGATGAACGGATCACGGCAGAAAACGCCAGAATGCGCATCGACGGGAAAACATACGACATCATGCTCATTGACAACCCCATGGGCATGGGCAAAGGAAGTCAGCTGGAAATCTACCTGAAGTTCACGGGGGGCCAGTGACATGGGAAGCCGTGTGGAGTTCAAGGACTTTTCCATCGACGTGAAGGCAGCGCTGAACAGCACGACCATCTCCTGGCTGCATGAAGCGGCCAACGAGGTGACGGCCCAGGCGAAGCGAAACTGCGTGATGGATGATGACGCCGGAAAGCAGCTCAAAGGCAGCTACAAGAACGAGGTGGACGAAGGCCAGGGCAAAGCCCAGGTGGGCACCCCGCTTGAAGCCGGATACTGGGAAGAATGGGGCACCGGCGAATACGCTGCGCACGGAGACGGACGAAAAGGCTGGTGGGTGTACATCCAGGGACAGGCCAGCAAGGGCGGTGGCAAAAGCTACGCCACGAAGGAAGAAGCCGAAGAAGCCGCTGCCTTCCTGCGCAAGGTGAAGCATTTGGACGCTGTGGTGACCAACGGACGAAAGCCGAACTACACGCTGGAAAAATCCTTTGAAGCCACAAAAAATCCGGCGATTGCGCGGCTTGAACGCATGCTGAAGGAAGGGATGGGGACATGACAGAAGCAGGACTGAAATACATTGCCGGTTTTATGGACGGGCTTTCCATCCCCTACGATTTCATGGAGTGGAAGGACAAGCCACCGGATGACCGGTATTTTGTCGGTGAATCCAGTGAACTGACCATGACCAGGCTGGAAGAGGACGGACAGCAGGACAGCACGATGATCCTGCGCGGCTTCACCAGGCGGGAATGGGGCCTTCTTTGGAAAGACGCAGAAACCATCAGAAAAAATCTACCTAAGACAGCAATCCTACCGGACGGCACAGGGATTGCTGTTTTTTATGCCGGTTCAGCGCCTGTGTATACGGGAGACGCTGAACTGAAGAGCATCAAGACCAATCTGGACATCAAGGAATGGAGTGTGAAGTGATATGGCCGTTGGCACTGAATTCAAGTCTTCCGGCATTACGGCGAACACGCCCAAGACGGTGATGCTGGGCGCTGGCACCATCCACAAGGGACTGACGTTTGCGGAAAATGCGTGGAACTTTGAAGAATCCCTGATCTGCGCCACGAGCGGCGGCAGCAAGCTTTCCATCGTGCCGGAGTTTTACGACGTGCCGGTTGACGGAGCGCTGGTTAAGGTGAAGGGCCTGACCGTTAAGGTGGGCGAAACCGCCACGCTGGAAATCAACCCGATTGAGATGAAGCCGGAAATCCTGAACATGGCGGTCATCGGCGACGAAAAGTCCTCCACGACCGCCACGGGCTACAAGGAAATGACCTCCCGCGCCATCATCAACGAAGGCGACTATGTGAAGGGCCTGGGCTACGTCGGCAAGACGATTGAGGGCAAGCCCATCATCATCATCTTCGACAACGCGCTGTGCACGTCCGGCCTGGAGCTGGAAGGCAAGAACAAGGAAGCGGCGGTGCCGAAGTTCACCTTCGAGTGCTTCGCCGACCTGACGCCGGAAGCGGACACGCTCCCGTGGCACATTTATTATCCGGACGAAGGCAGCGTCTGATACTACCCACCGGGCAGGGGACTGTCCCCTGCCCTATTCCATTAAAGGAGTGAAAACAGCATGACTGAAGAAAAGACGTACACGGCGCGCCGCCTGATGGCAGATGACATCTTCCTCTGCGTGCGCATCATCAACAAAATCGGATTCAAGGACATGAAGGGCTGCTTCAGCACGCAGAAAGTGAGAACGGCCATTGCCAGAGCGGCATCCGGAAAGGAAACTGACCTGTCCGGCGTGGGCATGACGGTCATGCTGGAGATTGCCGGGCTGATTCTGGAGCACCTTCCGGACTGCAAGAATGAAATCTATGCCCTGCTGGCCAGCCTGTACGGAATGAAGCAGGACGATGTGGCCAAGCTGCCCAGCGGAACGTTCACGAAGATGGTGATGGAGGTCATCCGGAAGGACGAGTTCCGTGATTTTTTTCAGGATGTATTCGGATCGTTCAAGTAAACGACATCCGATTCTTCGACCTGCTGTTCAGCCGGTATTCTTCCCCCATGACGTTGCTTGACCGGATGATTGCAACGTACAGACTGGAAGAATTTGTGGACGAGTTTGTGCGCATCTACAACGATGAGCAGGAGGACAAGACGCTTTGGGAGGTTTGGCTGCATCGGATTTTTGACAAATCCTTTGCAGAGTTCAAAATCTCCCTTACCAAACCGGAAAAAGCAGCACCAACGCCGGAGGAACTACGAAGCATAGCCCAGGATTCCATGAACATCCTGGCTGGCTTTGCGCCAATGAAGGGTTGTGTGCAGGATGGAAATCTTCAAGCTGCTTGGCACGATTGCGGTTGACAACACCCAGGCCGACAATGCGCTTGACGAAACGAGCGGGAAGGCCGAAAACGCCGGGAAGAAATCGGAATCGGCATTCTCAAAAATCGGCGGCTCAGCGCTGAAGGTCGGCAAGGCCGTTGTCGCTGCCGGAACGACGCTGGCCACGGCATGGGTGGCGGCGATTGAGGGAAGCCGGGAATACCGCACGGAAATGGGAAAGCTGGACACGGCGTTCACGACGAACGGGCATTCCAGCGAAGCGGCGAAGAAAACCTATCAGGACTTGCAAGCAGTACTGGGCGACACGGACGTATCCGTTGAAGCGGCAAATCACCTGGCGGTGATGACCGACAACGAAAAGGACTTGCAGACATGGACGGACATCTGCACGGGCGTATTCGCCACGTTCGGAGATTCGCTGCCCATTGAGGGCCTGACCGAAGCGGCGAACGAGACGGCGAAGGTTGGCCAGGTGACCGGGCCGCTTGCGGACGCGCTGAACTGGGCCGGAATCAGCGAAGACGAATTCAACGAAAAGCTGGCCGCATGCACAGGAGAGCAGGAGCGGCAAAAGCTCATCATGGACACGCTGAACGGCACCTATAAAGATGCATCAACGCAGTACAAGGAAACCAACAAGGACGTGCTTGCGGCGAACAGGGCGCAGGAGAAGCTTACCGGATCTTTTGCGGAGCTTGGGCGAATCGGCGAACCCATCCTGACGGCCATCAAAAACAATGTGGCCGACATGGTGACGGCATCCCTTCCACACCTGCAAAATCTCATCAAGAAGGTGAAGGATACGGGGAAATGGATCAAGAACAATCAGCAGTCCATCAAAAACTGGGGCGCGGCGATTGTGACGGCGACGGTATCAGTCGGCGCATTCCTGCTGGTGCTCAAATGGGGCACCATCATGAGCGCTGCGACAAAGGCCGTGAAGGCGACGCGCGCGGCAGTGGTTCTGTTCAACGCCACGCTGCTGGCAAACCCCATAGGCCTTGTCATCAGCCTTCTTGCAGGACTTGTGGCCGGATTCATCTACCTTTGGAACAACAACAAGGGCTTCCGTGATTTCTGGATCAAGATGTGGAAGAAAATCCAGGACGCATGCGGTTATTCCGTGAAGTGGATTAAAAGCAAGTTTAATGACCTCAAGAGCGCGGTGAAAACCGTGCGGGACACGTTCGACGGCATCAAGAACGCCATCACGGACAAGATGGATGCGGCGCGGGACAAGGTGAAGGGCGTTGTGGACAAGATCAAGGGATTTTTCCCGCTGAAGGTCGGGAAAATCTTCAGCAACCTGAAAGTGCCGAAAATCGACATCAGCGGCGGCAAAGCGCCTTACGGAATCGGAGGATTCGGAAAGAAGCCGAACATTGACGTCAAGTGGAATGCGCAGGGCGCGGTGTTTGACCAGCCGACCATTCTTTCCACGCACAGGGGCTTCCAGGGCGTTGGCGAAGCCGGGCCGGAAGCTGTGGCCCCCATCGGCACGCTGCAAGCATACATTCACGATGCTGTCAAGTCACGGGATGAAGGCATCATCAGAACGCTGATTGAGCAAAACGAACGATTGATGGATTTCCTTGAACGCATCATCCCGAACGACGTCCGGCTGGATTCCGGCGCGCTGGTCGGTGAACTGGTTCCGGCCATCGACATGGGGCTGAACGACCGGTACAGCCACACGATGCGCGGGAATGTGAGATAAAAATAGGAAGGCTGCGCGCCTTCCTGTCAAATGCCGTCGTATGTGTAGAAGATGAGCGGTGAATCTCCGATAATTGTCATGATTTGACCATCCGACAATTCAACTGTCGGAAGATCATAATCACGGGAATTATAAGTTACATGAGAATACGAATTGTATTCAGCAGAAACAAAAGCGACACGCTCACCTTCCGAAGTATCAACAAGCAGAACAGCGCTCTTATACGCGCCAGGATTATCTTCAAATTTTATAACGTATTTACCGGAAGGAATATCTTCACCGACATTATGCTTACCATCTGTCAGAGAAATTTCTGTATATCCTCTTCTATCAAGTTCGTCAAAGATAAAGTCTTTGCAACGCAACAGATCGTCTATATTCAAAGAAGCGAGACGATAAAAAGAAGGAAGAGGATCAATAAGCGATGAGGAAGCACAGGAAAACACAGGGAAAGTTAGAAACAGAACCATCACGAAACAGAACAGTTTTTTCATGGGAATCCCTCCTTTGCGTCATTATAATCCAGGCGTGAAACTGTATTCAACGCAATCATCAAAAACCGTCACAATGTCCAAAGCAGCACCTTGAAAGCGATTGGAATGTGACAAAGACACAGAAGGCGCACAGCCTTCTTTTTTTATGGAAGACAGGCGGTGACCAATATGAATGTTTTTGAACTCTTCGGAACCATCGCCATCAACAATGAACAGGCAAACAAGGCGCTTTCCGACACGGGCAAGCAAGCAAACGGCCTGTCCAGGACGATGGAATCCGCATTCGGAAAATTGCAAAGCACAGCCGTCAAAATCGGAGCTGCGGTTGCATCTGCGTTTGCCATTGGAAAAATCAAAGACTTTGGGCAGGAATGCTCACAGGTTTATGCGTCCGTTGCTGCGGAACAGGCTGCGTTTGGCCAGATCATGGGCGACTATGCCGTGATGGCCAATGAGAAGATGAAAGCCGTGGCCGAAGAAACGGGCATGGTATCCACACGACTGATGCCGTACATGACCAGCATGACGGCAAAGTTCAAGGGCCTTGGATACGGCGTTGACGAAGCGACAAGCCTTGCGAAAGAGGGCCTGATGATTGCTGCTGACGCTTCCGCATTCTGGGACAAATCCCTGGATGAGAGCATGAGCCACCTGAACAGCTTCATCAATGGCAGCTACGAAGGCGGTGAAGCCATCGGCCTGTTTGCCAATGACACGCAGATGGCGGCGTATGCTCTTAAAAACGGAATCATCAAGGAAACGAAGGCATGGGCGCAGCTTGACGAAGCCACCAAGCAATCCACCCGCTTGCAGTATGCCAAGGAAATGATGGCATCGTCCGGCGCGACCGGACAGGCGGCAAAGGAAGCGGATGCCTATGCCAACGTCCAGGCGAATCTGAATGAACAATTCAGGCAGTTCAAGGCGGTTATCGGTGAACCCATCATGCAGAAGATGATTCTGCCGGGCATGCAGCTCATCAGCAAGCTGATGCCGGGAATCACAGAAAAAACGGAAGCGCTGGCTGCTTCGTTTGAACGAGGATTCGACCTGATTGCATCCTACTTCACCGATGTATTCACGGAGGACGGAATCAACCTGGATGCGCTGCCCAAGGCATTTGAAAAAATGTTTGGCGACATCGTGAAGAAGGCCCCTGCCCTGCTTGCCAAGGTTGGAAACACAGTAAAAACCACATGGAAAAACAGAGTATGGCCGGGCGTGCAGAGCCTGTTCAAGGCGGCTTTCGGCGTGGAACTGCCCAGCTGGGACAAAATCGTTGAAAAAATTTCATATGGATGGAACAGCGTTGTATTTCCGAAGATCAACGGATTCTTTGAAAAGACATTCGGCATCACGCTGCCCACATCCTGGGATGGGCTTGTCAGCGACATCAAGACAGCGTGGGAAACAAAAGTATATCCGAAGATTTCCGGATTTTATGAAAAGACATTCGGCGTTCCGATGCCCACATCCTGGGATGGGTTTATAAGCGACGTCAAGACGGAATGGGAAACGAATGTTTTGCCGAATATCAAAGGATTCTTTGAAAAGCAGTTCGGCATCACGCTTCCAGATTCCTGGGATGGGCTTGTAAGCGACGTCAAGTCTGCATGGGAAGAGGACGTTCTTCCGAATATCAAAGGATTCTTTGAAAAGACGTTCGGAATCACGCTTCCACCATCCTGGGATGGACTTGTCAGCGACATCAAGGATGCTTGGGTAAATGACATTCAGCCGAATGTTGATGACTTCTGCAAGGTCATGGTCGGCATGGAGCCTACTGATGCGGACAGCGAAGGAACGGCGTGGGCAACAAAACTGAAAACGTGGTTTGACGGCATCACGCAAGCGAATGCAGAAATGTTCAACCTGACTGTCGGTCTTCTGATGAATGACACGGATAAAACAGGAAAACGATGGTCTGAAGCCATTGCCGACTGGTTCCATGGAATTGTTCAGGCAATTGGTGAATCGCTTGGTGTATCATTTAAGCTGCTTATGCCTACCGAAAGTGAAACTGCGGATATGCAGAACACGATCACAACATGGCTGCATGGAGCAGACGGAAAAAGCGGCGTTGTCGGCATGATTGCAAACGCCATTGCCTTCCCGTTTGACCTGGCCTTCCAGGAGTGCGTGAACATTTGGGAAAGCTTCCAGGAATGGCTGTCCAGTCTGAGTGAGAGTGACAAACCAACCGGCCAAGGTGAAAGCGACTTGGCGTTGGGCGCAAAATACGACTACCGCCTGTGGGGATACGGAAAAGAAGAACTTGACCTGCTGCAAAAGTGGATTGATGCGGTCAACGAAGCGAACAAGCTAGATTTCACTTCTACTGAAGAAGATGTGCTGAATGCAGAAGCGGCCAAGGATGCAGCAAGACAGGCCATGTATGATTCGATGGGCTTTGATAACGCTGAACAGCTCATCAGCGACTATATGTCATGGCTTTCCGGCCAGGTTGACGCTGAAACGGAAGGATACTTCAAGGATGTGCCGCTCAGCCTTGCTGAAGGAGCAGGTCAAGCGCTGCAAACGGAAATTGACGGCATTGGGCTTGAAGCGTCGGTGACGCTGTACCCGGACTATTCCGGAATGAACGGAGTTTCCGCTGCTCTGGGATCGGATCCAGTTGACGGAAGCCACGCAAAGGGCCTTGACTTCGTGCCACGTGACAACTACCTGGCCAGACTGCACAAGGGAGAAGCCGTGCTGACAAGCGCCCAGGCAGACGCATGGAGAAGCGGAAGCATGGGAAGCGTCGACATCGGCAGACTGGAAACGGCCATCAATAACATGGCCGCGATGATGCAGCAGCTGGTGCAAAGCAACCGAAGCGGAACGCAGATTGTGCTGGACAGCGGCGTGCTGGTGGGCCAGCTGGCCCCGGCGCTTGACACGCAGCTGGGCACCATCAGCACCAGGAAAGGAAGGAGGAACTGACCATGAACGGCGTGATTTTTAATGACAAGCACAGCTTCCGGGACTGGGGGCTGGTGATGAAAACCAGGCCGAACATTTCCCCTCCTGCGCCGAAGCTGAAGCTGATTGACGTGCCTGGAAGCGACAGGGTGATTGACCTGACGGAAAGCCTGACCGGAGCGGTGCACTACGAAATGCGCACCATCAGCTTTGAATTTGTGATGATGGCAGATCGGGACAGGTGGCCAGCCCTCTATTCGGACATCCTGAAGACGATCCACGGAAAGCGCGTGCGCATCATCATGGACGATGATCCGAACTACTATTACACGGGCCGGGTGACCGTGGGCGACCTTGACCCGGACAAGAAGGTGGCCATGATCTCGATGGAAGCCCAGGTGGAGCCGTACAAGCGGGAACGCTATGGTGAAGGGCGGTGCCTGTGATGTACAAGGCATTTGTGGACGGCAAGCTGCTGTTTGACGCAGCGCTTGACGATGAAACGCACATCATCTTTTCCCCACGCCTTGACATGGACATCGACGGCGCAGGTTCGTTTTCCTTCGTGATACCACCAGTCCATGCGCTGTATGACGGCATCCGCAAGCTGAAAAGCATTATCACCGTGCAGATGGACGATGAAATCATCTTCCGTGGACGCGCGGTGGACGATGAGCGGGACACATACAACCAGAAAAACGTATACTGCGAAGGGGACAGATCGTTCCTGCTGGACAGCGTTGCCAAGCCGTACAGCTACACAGGCAATGTGCAGGAGTTTTTCCATCAGCTCATCAGCAGCCACAACGCACAGGTGGACGTTGAAAAGCGGTTCACACCAGGAAGAATCACGGCGGTCAGCGACATCCTGACCATGGAAGCGGAAGATGACGATTATTCCGACACCTGGGCCAGGATGGAAGACCGGCTGCTTGGCGCATACGGCGGCTACATCCGCACACGGACAGAAGGCGGCGTGACCTATCTTGACTGGATGAGCCGCGACGGGGACGCCGGAGAACAGGCTGTGGAGTTCGGCGTGAATCTGCTTGACCTCACGGACAAGCTGGACGCCAGCCAGGTCTTCACCTGCCTGATTCCTTTGGGAGAATCGGCCGTTGACGAAAACGGCGATACCCTTCCACCTGTTTCCATCGCATCCGTCAACGACGGCGTTGAGTACATCCAGGATGACGAAGCCGTTGAGATGTACGGAAAAATCTGGCGCACGCAGACGTGGGACTATGTAAACGACCCTGCGGAGCTGCTTGAAAAGGCAAAATCGTACATGAAGACCGGAATTTCTGTGCAAACACTGACGCTGCAATTCATCGACATGCACTTCACGGAAGCTAGCCGGAAACGGGTTTTTGTCGGGGATCACCCGCGCATCCTGTCGCAGCCGCACGGGATGAACATTTCCCCCATCTGCGTGAAGGCATCGCTTGACCTGTATAACCCGGAAAAGAGCACATACACATTTGGCGAAGCGCCAAAGACGCTGACGGAAAACTTCATCCAAGCGGACGAAGACATTGAAAGCGTGACGGGAAGGCGCGGCGGCGGCGGCTCAAAAAAGAACATTGAAGGAAAACTGCGATGGGCCATCATTGAAGCCAATGACAATACGGCGCAAATCAACCTGCTGACGCACGACCAGAACCTGCTGACCAATCGCATCAGCAATGCGGAAATCCGTCTGGACGGCATTGACGCGACCATCCTGCTGAAGGCTGACCGGGAACTGGTCAACGAGCTGGAAACCCGTGTGACAAGCGCGGAGATTGCCATCGACGGCGCAAACGCCAGCATTGCCCTGAAAGCGGACGCCACCATTGTGGACGCGCTTGGCAGCAGGGTGAGCAGCGCGGAAGTGACCATTGACGGCATGAACGCTGAAATCGGCCTGAAGGTCAGCAAAAACGGCGTCATCAGCGCCATCAACCTGTCTTCCGAATCGGCGACCATCAAGGCATCGAAGATCAACCTGGAAGGCTATGTGACGGCCAGCCAGCTTTCCGCGCTGGAAGCAAAGTTTGACAACCTGACTTCCGGCGTTACGCAAGCCGCGCTGATTAACACGCAGAACCTGATGTGCAACGGGCCTGTCACACTGCGCGGACACAGCTGCGACTGGTCGAGCCTTCGGGTGTGCACGAATGTACACTACTCGAAAGAAGCAAACACCATACCAGCCACAGACGGGTTGTACTATTATGTCATCACATCCGTGAAGGTGTGGGGAGACTATGAAACCATCAATTTCATGAGCTACTGACGGGAGGTGCAGGATGAAACATATATTTGATCAGATGATTTCCAATCTGAGCCGAATCGGCGTGCACGGCAAGGAGGAAGCTGCACTGATGTACAACACCATCGAAACGCTGGAAAAGCTGCGGGACATGGTGAAGACGGAAACACGGGAAATTCAGCCGGAGGTGGAAAAGGCCGATGAGACTGACAACGGATGACGGAAAGAGCTTTCCCATCAACTGGGCGTGGGCACCGGCGAATGCGAACGGAGACCTGATGCTGGAGGTGCAGGACACGCGCAGCATGCAGGAGATTGCCAAAGACTTTGAGGGCGTCCACCACTTCCACCGGGAGAGCGAGACGGAGGGCGATGCGGACTATAGCGGATACACCGGTATCCGCATCCTATCCAGGCAGAAAAACGGGTGCGTGCAGATTACGCTGTACAAGCCGGACGGAGGTGAAACCACATGAGCGAAACCCTTGCAAGTGTGATGAAATATGCCGTTGACCTGGGCAAGACGATCAAAAAGACCTACATGGACACGCTGTTTGCCACGGATGACAGAGAAGCGCACAGGTTTGACATCATCCTTTACCGGGACAATGCGAAGCTTACGATTCCCAGCGGCGCAAGCGTCAGCGCGTACTTCATCCGCTACAGCGACAATGTTACCATTCCGCTAAAAGGAAGCGTAGACGGGAACGTTGTAAGCGTTACGCTGAAAGAATCCTGCTACAAAAAGGCAGGACAGTTTGCACTGATTATCAAGGCGAAAAACGTAAGCGAAGAAAAGGCTGTGTTCTACGGTGAAGGCGCAATCTTCACCAGCAGCACGGATTCCATTCTGGACGATGAGCACATCATCCCATCGCTTTCCGACCTGCTGGCGCAGATCGACGCCATGGAAGCAGCGACAGCGGCAGCAAACACGGCGACCGGAAACGCAAACACAGCAACCGCCAATGCCAACGAAGCAGCCGGAAAGGCGAACACGGCGGCAGATACGGCCAACACGGCAGCGAACAACGCAAACGTAGCGGCCGGAAACGCAAACACGTCGGCAGATACGGCCAACGAAGCTGCCGGAAAAATCGACAGCATGACGGTCACGGCGACAACGCTTGAAACCGGAAGCCCTGCGACTGCCGCGCTTGAAACCGTGGACGGTCACTATCAGCTGAACCTTGGATTGCCGAAGGGAAACACAGGCAATACAGGCGCAACGCCGCAAATCAGCGTGCAGGTGGCAACCGGAGCGGCTGGAAGCGATGCCAGCGTCAGCGTGAGCGGAACGGCGGAGGAGCCGGTCATCCACCTGACCATCCCGCGCGGAGACACGGGCGCGATTGAAAACATGACCATCAACGGCAAGCCGGTGGAGAGCGGGACGATCACACTGACGCCGGAGGACCTGGGCGCGGCGACGGCGGAGAGCGTTAGTCAGCTAAAGGACGATATGGCCGCAGGACTGGCCGAAAAGCTGGGCAAGACCGAAACCGCAGCGGATTCCAGCAAGCTCGGCGGGAAAGCGCCTGAATACTATTTGCAGCCGCGGAACCTGCTGGATAATTCGGATTTTCGGAATCCGGTGAATCAGAGGGGCTATACATTGTATAACACACTTGATTATACAATCGACAGATGGATTCTGTATTTTCCGGACTGGGCTAATTTCACGTTAGAAAACGGCTTGGTTTTTAATGCTTCTTCTACTGGATGCTCCTTTTATCAGAGGATTGACGCGAAATCTGTTACGGTCGGGGCAAAATATACGCTGGCCTATATGCTGGATGGCGATGTGCACGCGCAGGAAAAGATTTTTGAAGCAACGGAAAACGAATTTTATGACGTGCCGGTTTTAATTCTGGAAGGAAAACACACACTACTTTGGGCCGCTCTCTACGAAGGCTCCTACACCGCCGAAACCCTGCCGCCGTATGTGCCAAAGGGGTATGCGGCGGAGCTGGCGGAGTGCCAGAGGTATTATTTGAAAAATGTCGGGAATGGCGCTACGGTTGCATTCATATCCACTAACAACCAGGTGTCAATCAGTATTCCAACCCCCGTTAAAATGCGTGCAACACCAACAGCAACTGCATTAAATTCAGGAAGTATCGTTTCGGAAGACTGGACGGGACCCATAAACGGTGTAACCAACGTTGAATTGTATAACAACAGCATAAGAATTTTTTGCAAAACATTAAGCAGTGCAGGAAACTGGGCAACGGGCATTTTGTATGATCTTATTTTTGAACTGTCCGCTGATCTGTAAGGAGGGATGACCAATGGAAATGAAACCGTATATCGTCTACGTCAAACTGGACGATGCAAACCGTATTACAGCCGTCAATTCCAGCGCATTCCTGCCGGACACTACCGGTTGGACGGAAATCGACAGCGGCTATGGCGATAAATACCACCACGCGCAGGGCAACTACTTTCTACAGCCGATCATGGATGAGCGCGGCGTTTACCGATACAAGCTGGTGGACGTCAAGCCCGTGGAGCGCACTGCATACGAGATGGACGCGGACTACGACGCGCGGCCTGCGCCGGAACCGACGACGGAAGAGCTACTGCTGGAAACGGCAGCAGATCACGAATACCGAATCTGCCTGATGGAATTGGGGGTGAGTGAGAATGACCTATAAGCTGTGCAAGCGCCTGATTGCCATGGGCAAGCTGACGGCCAACATGCTGGACGTGTACTACGCCGCCGGTCGGCTGACGGACGAGCAGTACACCGAGCTGATGACGCTGATTGGCTAAAGGAGACTATAGCTAACTAAGAAACCACCGATACCGGGTTGTAAGGACACGGCTGTTGCCGCGTTCTAGGTTGAGGATCATGTCGCAAATGAACATTTTAGAGGGTACGCCGTGAGATCATATCAATACCGGATGCACATTATCATCTTTCCGATAGATGGTGTGAAAGCGTTGGCTTGCGCAAGCTAAACGGATAGGACTGGAAGTGCCTCGCCTATCTTCTTTGTATGATATTTATGGAGATATCGTCAACTAACACGTTTAACGCGTTAAATGCGTTAAGCAGTGTTGGAGACTTTAGCGGAACAAAAAACGCAGCACCACAGAAAGGGGCTGTTATGAAAGGCATTCGCTTCGGCGACGTGCATTCCTATGACGATCTGAAGCTGATTCTGAACAGCAAGGAGATTGGTGCGCAGAAGGTGAAAAGCAAAAAGCTTGACATCGAAGGATCGGACGGTTCACTTGACCTGACGGAGTTTTTCGGCGCACCCAGATATGAGGATGTGACGCACAAGTTCCATTTTTCCACAATCCTTCCACAGAATCAGTTCATAAGTCAGTTTACAACCATCAAAAACGCCATACACGGAAAGAAAATGCGGATCATCCTGGACGATGATCCGCTTTTCTATTGGATGGGCCGGTGCAATGTCTCAGGGTTCACCAGCGAAAAGGGAGTTGGCAAGGTGGAAATTGAATGCGACTGTGAGCCGTACAAGTACAGGATAGAAAAAACCGTTGTCACCCAGGCAGTCAGCGGCACACAGACCATCCGCTTGACAAACGGGAAAAAGCGTGCTGTGCCGGAAGTGACGATTCAGACGGACACATCGCTGAACATTTCTTTCGGAAGTGGGAATGTATGGGACTTGTCAAGCGGCTCCTATACCCTTCCGGAACTGGAGCTTGCGCACGGCGAAAACGTGGTGAAGGTGACAGGCACGGGCACCATCACGTTCACCTGGCAGGAAGGTGATTTGTGATGGTATACAGGGTTTACTGCGACGGGCAGCTTCTGTATCACAGCCGGGTGGAGAATCTGCGCATCTTCAATCCATCGCTGGAGCTGGAGGTGAACAAGACGGGATCGTTCCAGTTCACCATATTTCCATACCATCCACGATACGGAAGCATCCGCAAGCTGAAAAGCATCATCACGGTGTATCAGGATGACTATCTCCTGTTCCGTGGCCGGGTGCTTGACGATGAAGTGGGCTGGCATAACGAAAAGGCCGTGACATGCGAAGGGGAACTGGCCTTCCTGCTGGACAGCATCCAAAGGCCGTATGAATACAGCGGAAGCATCACGGACTACATGGCCATGCTTCTTGCCAGCCACAACGCACAGGTGGACGAGGAAAAGCGCTTCACGCTGGGCAACGTGACGGTGACGGATGCCAATGATTATATCGTCCGTTCGAACATCGACTACACGGACACCTGGAAGGAAATGCAGGACAAGCTGCTTGCGCTGCTGGGCGGTTATCTGACCATCCGGCACGAAGGCGGCGTGAATTATCTTGACTACCTTCATGATTTCACGCTGCTTTCACCTCAGACCATTGAGTTCGGGAAGAACCTGCTCGATTTGAGCCGGATACGGAAGGGCGCTGACATTGCCACCGTCATCATCCCGCTTGGCGCAAAGGTCAAGGACGAGGAAGGCAAGGACACGGACAAACGCCTGACCATTGCAAGCGTGAACGGCGGCGCTGACTTCATCGAAGATTCTGACGCCATAGCACAGTATGGCCTGATTGTCAAAACCGTCATTTTCGACGATGTGACGGAAGCCGTGAACCTGAAGACAAAGGGACAGGCACATCTTGACCAATCTGTCAAGCTGACGGAAACGGTGGAGGTCACGGCGGCAGACCTGTCGGCGACCGGGCAGGACATCGCATCCTTCCACATCGGCACCTATGTGAGGGCAGAAAGCAAGCCGCACGGCATCAGCCAGATGTTCCTGGTCAGCAAGCTATCTCTGAAGCTGCTTGATCCGGGCGCAAACAGGATGACGCTGGGCGGCACACTGCAAGGTATGGCCGGTTCCCTGGCTGGAGTGGCAAGCGGTCAGGGACTGATTCTTCAGGAAGTGAACAAGACGGCCCAGAAGGCCAGCGAAGCGGTTTATAACGTGGAACAGAACCTTCTGGCCAGCATGCAGGTGGAAGCTGAAAACATCAAAAGCATTGTGGCAGAAACCTATTCCCTGAAGGATGAGACGGAAGCACTTGTCAGCGCCGTTTCCACTCAGGTTGAGCAGACGAAGGACAGCTTTGACATCCAGTTCATCCAGTTCAGCCAGGACATGGCAGCGGCTGCAAGCGGAACGGACGCACAGTTTGAGGAAATACGCAAGTACATCAGATTTGTGGACGGAAAGATTCTGCTTGGCGAAGTTGGCAACGAACTGGAGCTTCAGATTGCCAACGACAGAATCAGCTTCCTTCAGGACGGCGCTGAAGTGGCCTATTTCAGCAACCGGAAGCTGTACGTCACGGACACGCAGATTCTGCACAGTCTTCAGCTTGGGAATTTCGCCTTCATGCCCAGGGAGAACGGGAACCTGAGTTTCAAGAAGACGGTGTGAGTTAGTCTAAACTACTATAAAAATCTTTAGAGTAAACGGAAGACAGGCTTTCTGGCCCTCATGAATGGAGGTCAGAAACATGGCATCATCCGGAACCATCACGCAAGCCATCCGCACGGGCTATCAGCTGAAAATTTCCTGGTCGGTAGGATCGCAGTCCGTGGCCAACAACACGTCCAGCGTCACCGTCAAGGTGAAGCTGGTGAGCACCGGAAGCAGCTACACGATCAATTCAAGCGCCACAAAATCCGGCAGCGTGACCATCAACGGCACCAAGTACACGTTTTCATTCACGGCTGCGCTTTCCGGCAACCAGACGAAAACGCTGTACACGAAAACCGTCACCGTGGCACATGCATCGGACGGCACAAAAACCTGTTCCTTTTCCACAACCTGCGGCATCAACGTCACCCTGGGCGGCACCTATTACGGCAACGTGACGGCCAGCGGAACAGGAAACTTTGACACCATCGCACGGGCATCCAGCATCGCAAGCGTCACATCGTCCGTGAGCGTCAACGGCTCAAATTCCGTGACGGTTGAAATCAGCCGGAAATCCAGCAGCTTCACGCACACGGTTGTCTTTTCCTTCGGATCGTACAGCAAAACAACAACGGGCGTTGGAACAAGTACCAGCTATGCCATCCCGACAAGCTGGCTGAACGCCATCCCGAACGCAACAAGCGGCACGGCGAAGGTCACGGTCACGACGTATTCCGGAAGCACGAAGATTGGCAGCGCTGTCAGCAAGAATTTCACGCTGACGGTTCCTTCCTCCATCGTTCCGACGATCAGCGGCGTGACGATGGCTGAAGCTGTTTCCGGCCTGGCGGCGAAATTCGGCGCGTATGTGCAGAACAAGAGCAAAATCGCCGTCAAAATCACGGCGGCGGGGGCCTACTCTTCCACCATCAAGGCATACAAAACCACCATACAGGGTGCGAACTTCACGGCGGCAAGCTTTACATCCGGCATCCTCACAAAGAGCGGCACATCCACGGCCACCATCACCGTCACAGACAGCCGTGGTCGAACCGCAAGCACAACAAGGAGCATCACGGTCATTGCGTATGCAGCGCCAAAGATCACCGCCTTTCAGGGCTTCCGATGCCTTGCGGACGGAACGGAGAACTACGAAGGCACATATCTCAATGTAAAATTGAATTTCTCCATTTCGTCCGTGGGCAGCAAGAACGACAAGAGCTACACTATCGAATACAGGCCGAAGAACACGGAAACATGGACGGCATTGACAAGCGGAAGCGTTTATGCCTTGAACACCAACGTTGTCAGCGCATCCGGAATGATGGGGATTGACAGCAGCTTTGACGTGCGGCTGAAGGTTCAGGACTATTTTGCCACGGTGCAAAGCGTGATTGAGATTCCAACGGCCTTCACGCTGCTGGATTTCAATGCTTCCGGTCGCGGACTGGCCTTTGGAAAGGTCAGCGAGATTGCAAACGGCATGGAAATCGACCTGGACATGAGCATCTACCGCAACATATTCATGGGCGGCAACAAGCGTTCGGACGATGAAAAGAACATGTATTTCCAGTCTAGCGAGACAGCGGCCAACCAGCACAACTGCAAGCTGTACGGCGGCAACGGTGCAAGCATCACGTCCATAGGATGCTGGGACAGCGGAAGGTCGCACGGAATCTGGCGTTACCTGACCGGCACAAAAAATATGGTGATTGATGCCAATGTGACGCTGACGCGCGGAAACGGCGGTGATGAGTTTATCACATCCGGCGCAGTGACGCACGGAAGCCGGACGGGCCGTGTGCTGTTTTCCAACGGGCTGCTGCTGCAATGGGGCGTTGAGAGCATCACGCCGGTTGCCAATACGCCGACATCAAAGGCCGTGACGTTCCCTGTCGCCTACACAAGCGTTCCTATGGTTCTGACCACGGCCATCACGACCGTTCCGGGCACGTCCGTATCCGGAAGCGCTTCGGCGAACATCACGGAAACAGGGTTTGACGCATTCGTCACACGGAACAGCACCACCAACACGTCCGTGGGATGGATAGCAATCGGATACAAGGAATAAAAGTACATACCTGGAGGATAGACCAATGAATATTTACCAATGGCTTTGTGTTTTGTCTGTACCAACCGCCATTGTGGCGGTGTACAAGATGATGATCCGGCAGATAAAGGATGTGCGTATGCAGAACGACGCCATCAAGCTTGGACTGCAAGCTCTGCTTCGGGCGCAGCTCATCGCCGACTATAACAAGTGGAGCGAAAAAGGATACGCACCCATCTACGCGCGGGAAAACTTTGAAAACTGCTGGCGTCAGTATCACGCGCTGGGCGCAAACGGCGTGATGGATGACATTCACGATCGATTCCGGGATTTGCCGACTGAACAAAGCGAATAACAGGAAAGCCCAGGGCGTTGGCCCTGGGCTGTTTTTTTATTGCTTCTTATCAAGCATTTTTGATACGTATGCCATATTTCCTATGCTCAAATATTTGAAATACGGCTGTAATTTCTCATATGATTTCATGTATTTATTTGTCTTTCCCTTTTCTGTTTTCATATCATCTGCCTTTATCTTTACGGTTGTACAGTATCTGACAAGGAACTTCCTTATGCATTCATCCTTTTTATTGACAATTTCTTTGTATGCATCTTTAGGTGAAGCACCTGAGAAAGACACATAAGGTTCAAGTTTCATCAGATGTTTGCTGTGTTTTTCCAGAAGATCAAGACGGGAAAAGAACACGTCTGGCTTTTCTGTTTTTGATACCAGTGAAATACAATCCTTGATTATTCGCAAGTCGTTCTGCGCCTGTTGCTTTGCTGCTCTTTTAAGCTGTGCTTCAGACATGACCAGATGTCCAGGAGAATCTTTCAGTACAAGATTTTGCAATTCAAGAAGATTATTATTCTTGCTTCCACCAAATAGAAAACCAAATAATCCCACATCAAAGCCACCTTTCTGATTTTTTACGTTAAAATCTAAGACATATCATGCACATTTTAATGAAAATGTCAATAGAAATCAGAAAGAAAAAAGGAAGGCAAAATGCCTTCCTTGATTTATCCAGATACGCGCTTATACAATTCGTCTTTGGTGATGATCCCGTCGCTGTACATATCTAGCATGATTCGGATGTACCATTCTTCTTTTTTCTTGTACTCAGATTCCGTGATGATGCCTAGTGCATAGTGCTTTTTCAAGCGGTTTATGGTTGTCATTTTATCGTTCCCCTTTGTTGGGGTTTTACGGTACTATCTCTGTCGAGATATGTATGTAAAACCCCATTTTTGTGTAAAAAAATATGGTCGTGATTTCGATTATAAGAATACTACGTCAACAATACCTTTTTCATCAACTTTGATTTCCTTGATGATTCCACGCCAGAATCGTCTTTGTTCTTCTTTTTCAAGCGTTTTATAGATTCCTTCAAAATCAGTCTTCAGCAATTCCTGGAGCGGCGTAATGTCCCGTTCGGGCGGCGGCAGTTCGCTTTCCGCTTTGGAAATCTGGGCCTTCAGGTCGGCATCGTCCCGAAGATAGTCATCATCGGAGATGTTCCCGGCCATGTACATGACGTTCAGGCGGCGCAAGCGCTCCTTCAGGGCCGGAAGCTTGCTCTTCGTCTTCTTCTTCGGCTTGGCTTTTTCAATTTCATGGTCAATGATTTCTTTTTCCATAAGGTTACGAATGTTCTTCAACAGATACTTCTCTATTGTGATTTCTGATGTTGTTTTCCGGTATGAGCAGGTCGTGAATTTGAAGCGGCATCTGTATGACTGGTATTTGTATTTAACACCTTTGCGCACATTGTTTTTGTATGTTCCGCAAAGGATATGGCCGCATTCCGGGCAGCGCATCATGCCGGAAAACAGATAGATGTTCTTCGCTCGTGTATCCTGTCTGCGGCGGTCAGCCGTCTCCTGGATCATCAGCCAATCCTCCATGCTGACATAGGGTTCACAGAACTCTTCAATGCCATCCCACATTCCGCAATAAAACGGTGAATGCGCAATTCGACGCCATGTCTTTTCGCTTTTCGTTACGCCGTACACGTCGTTCATGTGGCGAATGGCAGCAGCCATGTTATTCTGCTTTACAAGGATGTTCCAGAACTCCTGCGTCATCTGTTCTTCTTCAGGGTCTTTCACCAGGCGCATCACGCCGTTTTCGTCCTTCTGCTTCATATAGCCCATTGGCTTATGTGGGCCACCGAAGCACGCTTCCTTATTCTTGCGCTTTGTCTTCAGCACGGCACGGACACGTTCCGCACCCTTGTCACGCTCATTCTGTGCAACGGCCAGGAAGATGGTGATGGCCATCTGGCCGTTCGCCGTGGTCGTGTCATAGTTTTCACGGATGGCTTTCCACTGCACGCCGTGACGATCCAGAATTTCCTGCACCTTGAAATACTCCTTCACGGAGCGGAACCAGCGGTCAAGGCGTGTGAAGAGGATGATGTCAATCTTCCCAGCTTCAACATCGTCAATCAGGCGCTGGAGTGACGGGCGCTTCAGCGGCGGTTTTGCGCCGGATATTCCTTCATCCTTGTAATGATCCACAATCTTGATGCTGTTCTTTTCGCAGTATTCTGTGATGGCTTCTTCCTGATCTGCAATGGAAAAACCAAATTTTGATTGTTCTTCTGTGGAGACACGTTCGTATGCTCCCGCTCTTAATATTGTCAATTCAGACATCCCCTTAGTTTTCTATTTTTTATTTTCTTCTATTTCTTCTCCTTGCGCTTGATGGATTCAACCAGAATCAGAATCAGAAATGCAATGGCGCATAGAGCGCAGATGAAGACGGCCACGCCTACGGGAGAAATGTTCCCGCTTTTGAAAAAACCGGATTCCGAATCCCGCATGTCGATGCTGAGATAGGAAATCAGCGCGGCGGTTTGCAAGACGCAGAGCGTGATGATGCCCAGGAAGGCGCGCTTCCATGCCTGAATGGAGCTTTCCGCTTTGTTCAACGTGGAATTGGCATGCTTCAAATCCTTTGATAGATCATGCGCGCGCATCAGCAGTTCCTGATTCACGAAATCATCCCGCTGCTCACAGGACAGCTCGTTTTCCTTGCATCCGGACAGCACGCAGATGATGGGCAGGATGGTGGACAATCGGCAATCGGACATGTCCGACGCTGAGAGAATCCTGTCCACGGTGCCCTTCGGCACGTTCGACCTTTCCGAAATTTCGCCGTTTGACAAATGCATGGCTTCCTTGCGGATTTTGCACCAGGCAATCAGGTCATGCGATGGCAGCGATGCGATATACGGGAAGCAATCCCGGCCCGAATGCGTGCAGGTTTTACACTTTTCCAGCATAGCCGTCTCCTTTCTCACAAGTGAATACGCCTATTTGCATATATGAAGCGTCGCACTCATATATGTGTATTGAACGATCATTGCAACCGTTGTATGCTGTAACCAGGTCAGAAACGGCCTATCTTCCAGGACTGCGGGGGCGCTTATGGTGGTGCTGCGGCGCTCCCGTGGTTTTTTCTCAAAGCAGAATTTTCCGAATTTGTCAATTAGTGTTGCAAGAACGAAAACATTTTTGTAGTATAACAATTAGAACGAATGTTCTATTCCTCAACTGTATGAAAGGACGATGAATCATGCAACACCTGACAAAGACGGAAT